AGGTTTTAAAAAATATTTATATTTATATATATAGAGGCGAATGATTTCACAAGTTCTAAGGATCAAAAGTAAAGTGATATGTATGTTTCCCTAAAAATTCCAAATTTTTGGACAAATCGCTATCTTTCCCTTTATCCACAAGGGTTTTCGTGTGTCCAATTTTTCTGAGAGAACTGGACAAATTGGACACGAAATCTGAAAGTGCTTGATTTATAAGGAAAAACGCAAAGCTCCCTGTCCTGCCGTTTTTGGACAGACTTGGACAGAACCTGCCCTCGCGGCACCTCGACCGTGGCGTAACCAGGCCTTAAAATAGGACCAATCATAGAAGCGCCAAGGCTGGCGCGGCTTTGCAGCCCGTTTTGACCGCTAACCTCCGTCTCCCGTACTTGTCAAATATTCAATCGGAATCCCTGGAGATCTACAAGCTGTCAGAAAGGCCTCAAATCGAGCTCAGGAGCGTTTAAAGGACCTGAGATATACCGAGATAGCCACCTTGGCATAAAAATCGCTCTACGGGCCTAAAAACGGCCTTAGAATCGATTTCCTCTTCAACAACGCATGGACAGTAGCTTCGAGGAATTCAACCACACTCCCAACACAGTCTCTGGAACGTCGATCTTAGCCGGCGTTTCTACGTCCGACATCGAAACTCTCATGGATGAGAATCCGTCTCTGCGTGGGTACATGCAGGGATATCTGGCAGAGATGATGCTGCGCAGGAAGCTGATTGACCTGGATGGAGTTGAAGAGGTGGTTAAGATCCCCGACCGAGATGTTGAAAGAGGTGATCTCAAGATCCTTTATCGAGGTTGCCCGATAACGATGGAAGTGAAATCGGTTGCCACCAGCTCCATCAAGGAGGACACGATGAATGGGACCTGGCAAGGTACGGTCCTTGTCAAGAACACCGACCGTCGCGTGGTCAAGGTCAATGGTCTAGGTGAGGTCACCTCCACTAACCTGGTCAAAGGCGAGTTCGATATCCTAGCCATTTGCTGTTTCGCCGTCAGAGGGTGCTGGGATTTTGCCTTCATCGAAAGCCGATACCTTCCGGAACCCGACACTCTCCCCGGATTGGTCAAGACTAAATTCTCCATCAACCCCATGCTTACCGGAGGACTGACTCACGATCCTCTCAAGGTTCTTGAGGCGGTTCGCCGCAGGAAGACGCAAGCTTTCTGTTAAAATAGCAAGGTCAGGAACCGCACCTAATGAACGACGAACAAATTGTCCTGAGTCTGCTGAACTTCTATCGCAACGAAGGAATCGACCTTCACCAGATTCTCGACGACCCTATTTTTAACAGCCTGCCTTTGCAGTCGAAGATCGATATGATCAAGCGATACGCACAGGCTATTCACGACGGCATTCATCCAGGTTTCAGTCGACACGAGCTTCGAGGCATGGGAAAGAGCATGCTTTGGCATGGCATCCTCGGAGGCATCACAGGCGCCACGGCGTCGAAGACGACGGCCAAGCTGTTCTCTGGAGGTCGACCGACTCCCGCAGCGATTGCCCTCGGAGCCACCGCTGGCGCGGTTTCAGCGCTCAGCATGTCTGTTTTGCGCCGTCTGAACGCTCAGGCGGAAAAGAAAGAGCTTCGAGATAAACTCCTCTCAGTTGCTCAGAATCCAAGCGACGAAGCTGCCTTACATACGCTCGCCAAGCGCAACCTGCAGAATTCCCTACGTGCCGAGAATAGCTCGGCTTTTAACAAGTTCCTAGACCGCATTGCTCAGAAGAGCGAAACGATTGCTGCGGATACGGCCATGCAAGAGACTGTTCGATTCAACACCGCTGCCGGCCGCAAGATGACAGGACAAAGCAATTAACCGGAATCAAGATGCTCGCATATACTCTTAAGGAAATCCTTACGCTCGTTCCAGAAGCACTGCCGTTGGTGAAGGAGGCTCACGTCGATCAAGAGATGCCTCTCAGCAACCGAGATTCTTGCATTGCTACGGCTTTGCAGCTGAAGTACCACGAGGCTGTTGAATACAAGCCTGTTGACGTTTTCTCGATCGAGAAAGTGGCTAAGGCTGTCCGACTATACGGCGTTGAGGATGTCGTTTCCGATCTCTCGGATAAGCTGGTGAAGGCAGCCAATGCACGCAAGGCCAGCGCCGGCCGAGATCTCAAGGCAGAGTACCTGACTAAACAAGCTGCCTTTGACGGCGAAGGTGCCGGCTTTCCCGATCCTCAACGCCTGGCTGATCGAGCCGCCGAGCTCTATAAGGAAGCCCAAGCCGTCGGTGCTGAACCGTCCGAGAACGTTCTTCGCTATTCCGGACATGGGTTCTTGAGTAAGGAAGCGGCTGTAAAGGCTTTGGCAGCCCGTTTTCAAGCCACCAAGAATCCTGACTTCGTCAAGATTGCTAGTGCACTGAATCGCCTCGATACCTTGACGATGAAGTCAGAGACCATCCAGGATATCTGCTCGACGGTCACTCAGATGGACAAGGAGGCCGGCCTGCATGCCAAGGGTTTCGACTTCTATCGTGAAGCGATACTCACTAAGGAGGCGGCGGTTGTCACCAGTCTGAACGTCAAGCTTTGCGGCAAGGAAGTTCCTTACGAAAGCATTCTCCGTGTCGGACGCGACCGCATTGCTCAGTACATCGGGGAAGACGTCGCCAAGGAAATCGACGCCGGCCCCATGAACGCTAAGCAGGTTCTCGAAACCCTTCCTCTCGATCTGCAGCGCCTGGTCTGCGATCTCATTCAAAACGTTTAGGACTATGACAAACAAGTATCTCGAGAAAGCCTCTGCGCTAATCCGCAGCCCTGAAAACATTGGCAGCCGCTTGGCGCAGCTGGGCATGGCCGGGGTTAATCGACTCAAACGCACAAAGGGCATCGTGCTCAACAATAAAGGTCGTCCAACCTACATCCCCGACTCGCTCCCTCGCGGAGAACGAGACCTTCCCGGTAAGGATAAACTGAAGCAGACCCTGTCTCGCTTGTACTCTCAGCCTAACGCGGGAAGTGAGAAAGTGGAAGAGATTTTCCGCAATAAGGTCGGAGATAAGCCGAGCCTCTTTTACCGCTAATCCATGTCTGAACTGCTTCTAAAACAAGCCGACGCCTCGATGGGGCAGGCGCCAATCTCTCACATCAAGGTCAATTTGGACCGTCTTTTTGGCAAAGGTGTCTGGATTGATTGGGAGCCGGAAACGCTAAGCATTGAGCTAGGCTTGATCATGGATGATCTGCTTCTCGAGAAACTTACTGTCCTTAAGATTTTCGAGCAAGAGCCTGACCTGTTCTTCGATGACGTCACTTTCATGCTACATGCTACTGAGGTCATCAACAATCACGTCGCTGATTTTGAGACGGTACCTATGCCGACGAGCCTCGAGTTGGCCTTTGCCATATCCGAAGTGAAGAAGATCAGGCAGGCAAACGATCTACCAGTGACCTTCCCGCTGTCATTCACTGCAGCAATCGCCTACCTTCTTCGGCAAGAAGGATATTCGAAACCGATCGAACCTTTCGATTTCGTCCCAGAGGCCATGCTCGAACATGGTCAGACGCCTGCAGATACTGAGGCTAAGAAGAAGGCAATCGAGACCTATATCGAGCACATGGAAAGCCTATGATTCATCGAACAGTAGAAGCAAACACTCCTGTCGTTCTGACCCTTCTCAGTCCGACCGGAGAAACCGGAGAACAGGGTCCGGCAGACTTGGTGTTACTCAGGGATGGAGCCGTTGTCACCACGACAGAGGTCACCGTGACAGACGTCGGAATCCACGGACTCTATAACTTCACCTTTACGCCCCAATCGACGGGAACCTACACCCTCTACGCTTACGGAGCTATCCAGGCTCAGGTCGAGGTGGTCTCAACGTCCATCTATACCTACCTTCGGAATCTCGAAGACGAGGCCTTGGGCAGCTGGCAATGGAACAAGGCAGAGGGTACGTTGATCATGCTTCGACAGGACGGGACCGAACTCGCTTCCTTCGCGGTCGTTGACAATCTCACTGAAGCAAGCCGAGAACGGACGACTTAGGCCTATCCCCTGCGAAGCTAAAAAAGCCCGGCTATGAACCGGGCTTTTATTCAGCCGTCAGAAAGGAGCCTCAAGAGTCTCTCCCTCAGAAGGTAGAGATTCCATCGAGGTCGCCTCTATGACTTCTGTCTCACGACTCCGACTCTCTGCCGGTTCAGTGGTCTTTTTAGAAACATCTTCAATAGCCTCTTCGGCAACCACTGTGGCGTTCATCTTTGCCAACGCTTTTTCCGTCTCAGTCTTGAATCTCTCTAGATACTTACCGACGTTCAGCAGTGACATGTTATATAGAGCAAGCTTTCCATACCTGGAAACTGCCTGAGTTTTATTAATTCGAAGAAGTTCATTGGCCGTGAGGTAGGTCGTAGACCGGGCCCCATCCAGACTGAGGGAGACCTGATAGTAGGTCATCGGCTTGCAGTAATAGTAATTTTGCACGATACCCATGATCTCCGCCGCCATGATGGCATTGATCGCCAGAGTCTGGTCTAGATCCGCGCAACTTCCTTGACCAGGCATGTCGGTGAGATTTTCGTAATAATCAATATCTATCGGAATGGCAGGAAGATCAAGGACTATAGGAGACATCTTCGGTATATCCTTGCTGTCCATCAAGCCTTTTCCAGGAATGCAGGCAGAGTGATTGAAGAAGCGGACTTGACCGAAGTTATCTTCGTTTCCAGCATCGATAAAGAAGGCTCCTTGGCCAAGAGTGTTAGATGAGCTGTTGTAGTCGACCATGTTGATGATCGCCCGTCTAGCATCAGCCGTATCTACACACATAATAACGAGGGAATTGTAGAACGACGGATCTCCTGTTACGTCCTTGAACAGCTCCCCAGAATTTAGGCCAACGACACGCTTCAGAACAGGGATTACATTGACCCCATAAGCACGCCCGTATCGTTGAGCCAGAACCGAAGCCTTGTGCTTGCCGACGTCAGCCATGACGAAATTCTGACGTTGCAGGTTCTTCTGTTCGACTACGTCATCGTCGATGAGAAAGATCGTCGGATTATCCAGCCAGCCTCGAGGGTTCTTGTCTTTGCTGATCGAAGCGATGAACTGAGTCAGAAGCGGGACAAGTCGAGATCCCGTACCTCCGCAGCCGATAACGAAGATCTTCGAAGGAATGGTGCGAGGTGTAAAGCGGAACATGAAAACTCCTTAAGGAAAATGTACAGGCCTGTACATTGTTCTTATACCGAAAACAAGGCCTTAGCTTGACTGGCTAAAAAAAGCCTCTGAATGACTCAGAGGCTTTAGTAGCTAGAAGCCTTTGGAAGCGAGGCTTTCTTGAGCCGACGGAGACAGGTGCTGATAGAGCTGGCGGAAGATCCGGATCTGGGCAGAGTCCGAACTTAGATCGAACATGTCCGAGATCAGCTCCTGTAGGAGCTCATCTTGACCGGCGAGTTCCGACATGTAGTGGTCGATTACGCAGTACGCTTCGGCCACTCCCTTGCCTTGATTGCACACAAGCTCATCGTAGCGAGGGTGAAAGGAGAGGTCGAGATCAGCCTCGTCATCGTTGGAGTTAGGCGAGAAGGGGTCAGCGACCTCGTTGCTTCCGTCCTCCTCGCCCACGGCTTTTCCCAGGTTCTTACCCCCGGCAACGTAGCCGTTGGCCAACATACCGGCTTCGTCTCCCATGCCCCAAAAGTCAGAGTCGAAATCGAGATGACCTGTTGCCATCAAGGCCCTATTGCGAGCCTGTAGTTGAGGCCCTGCTCGGTTGCCATTGATGAGATCTTTCTCGAGATCCTCTTTCTTGCGGAACTGATATGGCTTCAGGTGATCGGCCCGGCCTTTCTTGTCCAACGTGGAGGACGGCCACTTTCCACCTCCTACATAAGTGATACGAGGAGTCGACACCTCCACCTTATCGAGCCACTCGTCCGGGACTTCAACCGGTGCCACATCGAAGATGTCTTCGAATTTGGCCTCGAACTTGCGATCCTGGTAATTGAAACGCCATACGGTTTCGGGAACCGTTTGGTTCATCTTACCAACCACGCCAGAGAACGAGATATTCGCCCGATCATCGTTGTTGTCCGTCCCTGAGAAGAAGGCGTTCATGTTGTTGTGAGAATGGATGTCGACGATGATCGACGTCCCGGCCGGAACAGAAGACCAGTCGTAACGGACCGACGCTGCTGAGATCTGCTGATCAGGGATGATAATGTGATAACCCCGCTCTTGGCTGTAGCAGATCCATGCCATCGCCTCTAGAGCTTTGTCGCCATTCTTCTTCATAACACCATAGAAGAAGGCGAGAATCTGATCGAACAACTCCTTGGGGATTTTGCCGGCCGGCAAGAAGTTGATAGCTTGAGGAAGCTTAGGAGCTTCAAAGCCAGGGATACTGTTGACCTTGACTCGGATGTAACGATTCTCGCCGCGCAGCTTGTGGTGCTTGATGATGCCGTCCGCGGTAATTACATAGATTTCAGTATAGCCATCGGCGATGGCCTGTTCGAGCTCGTTTGGCTCGTCATCGCTGAGCGGCATGTTTACAACGCAGCTCATATGAGGCGCTAGTACACGCATGTTAACTCCTTAATGAATAGGTTGAATATTATGCCGGGGAGTATCCCGTGAGCTTCTCGTAAGGAAAAGGCTTGTCCTCTTTAGCCAGCTCCGAGAGAAGTGCATACCACTCTTTTGGAGGCATGGATCTTCTTATCGCATAGACGCCAAGGTCGTCATTGAAAGGGGATTCGAACATATACTGGTAGTACCAATCCAGTCCACGCAGATTGTTCTCCGAGAACCGACTGATCATTTGATTTCCGCCATAACACATACTCCCATTGTCATATGTATTCGACATAGGTAGCAGAAAGATATGATTACTATGATCAAGTCGATTGATGAAGTCCCGAGGCAATCGAGAGACACTGAAATCCGTGCAGAAGTACTTCGATGATCGCACTCGCCAGATCTTCTCCCCTGTCCTTTCGAGAACGTGGCTGATTATCACGTTCGGCATGACAATGGGCATCTTTTTGTCGTAGTACTGGATAACTGCCTTTCGGGCTTGATAGTAGCAACTTAGCTGAATCTCGTTTCCCGACTTGGCAAAATAGAACACATTGGACGGAAGATTAAATCCTTCCAATTTTTGGTCTTCGTGAATACCAATGACGGAATTGAGGATATTCCGAAAATCATTCAAAGATATGGCCTTTTCTACACCGCCATTTAGAATAACTTTGACGTGATCAGTAAAGATTTGAACATCCTGAAGAAGGACTTCAACCTTAGGCTCCTCTGCCATTGGCGATGTTTCAATCGCTTCCATATCGCTCATACAAAATCCTCTTCGAAATTGAGCGCATCACCTTGAAAGTGCTTGGCTTTAAAGAACTCCGATTCCATGAGATGCAAGTTTATCGCTCGCAAATCCTCGCTGTTATAGGTCCTGCGCCGGTACTTTCCAAGCACCTCCAAATCTTCGAGAGTTTGAATCCTAGGAATGCGAGAGACTACAGCTTCTCCATCAACTAGGTCGGAATTGAGGTCAGGAGCCTTCAGGAGCTCCGATGCTAAAAGCTGAAGAAACATAGCTGGTCTTACGGGTTAAAGTTCGAAGAGTGGATATGATCTGAGGGAGGTAGTAGAACACCTTCTCTGGAACCCAGTAACGACTATATCCTTCTAGAAAATCCTTCGAACTCGGGAGGGATCCATCTGCGATATTGGTCGAATGCCACTCAGATTGTGAGAACACCGCACTGACCGGCTCGTGCTCGAGCCGGTTTGCGATGAACTCATCCAGCGACAGTAGACGGGGGTGATTAGCCCGAATCAGGTCGTTGTACGGAAGATGACTCCAGTACACGATTTGAGCCATGATTTTGACCTCGTACTGTACCTCCGGAGACTCTGTTTTTAATGCGTCATAGTTTGAACTGAGAATCTCATAATATCTGGCCTTGGATTCTGCAGAGAGAAGAGAAGATCCGGAGGAATGGATCGAAATCGGTACGGCGTGCTTCAAACATATGTACCTGAGATATTGAACGTAACGTTCAACGGTTTTACCAAAGCGACTATCTTCGCAAAGCAGTCTTTTAGGAGTAGTACCCAGCTTGTAAAACTCATAGTAGCTTCCGGAGTATCGGACTGGCCGGGATAACAGAGTGATTGAGAAAGTTGATCGACCCAGTATTTCGAGAAACGGCTTCTGAGTGTATTCCACATAGGGAAGCTGTTTTTCGATGGCCCGGGAAAGCAGAGTCTTGAAACGTACCAGAGAGCGTCGTGTCGGTGTGCCGCCAGAGGTGAAGTCGAAGTCGTATGAAAACTGCTTAGTGGCGAGCTTCAGTTCGATAACTCTGTCTCGGCAATACTGTTGAATGCGTCGACTACATTCGCTCCGTATCCTGATGGCTCGGGTCCGTGGCCCTGCCGTTACATGAGGTATAAGTGCTGTTCGCATTATGATTCCTTGAATACGAGGTTCGGCTTTTTGTAATCCGCTCCTACCTGTGACTAAAAAAAGCCGAACAAAATAGGACGCCCCGAAGGGCGCCCTATTTCACGATTCAAGCCCGTAGCTCGGAGCTATCAGCCCTTGTTGCCAGTGCGCGGCTTGAAAACGATCAGACGAGTCGCACCGCCATCCTCGTAGGTTTCTTCAGCCACCATGTTGGTGATACCGGGAACCTGGGATGCATAGTTGTCCTTGATCTGCTGGGCAGTCCAGTTCCCAGGGATGCTGTATTCGGTGTCGGTCGAGGTGACGATGAACTTGGTCGTAGTAACGTTGGACATATTAAAACAATACCTCTAGTAAAAAGGCTAAAGAGAGAGGACTGAATAGCCGGCTATAACTATCCTTTGTCCGCAACTCTTATACCAAGGATTTGCAATTTGTTGAAGTGACAAAATATAGCCGTCGTCTAAAAAAGGCCTTGTAGCAAGGCCTAGTTTGATTGCACGCTTATAACCAGCCACAGGCGAGATATTCCTGCGTCTCGGATAGCAGTCGAACGGCCAGGTCAGCCCTTGCTCGCAACAGCTCCTTGTATAGGAAGGTTCTGTCGGCCTTGTCTTCCGAGCATTGGTAGATGAGGCAGCAAAGGGATTTGTAGAGCTGCATGACCGACGTTGTTGGATCGACGGGTTCGTGCACGTACTTCGGAACCCGTCGCCTACTGCGATAGCGGGCGTTCACCGCTTTGGTGTTGAGCCGGTACAGCTCTTGACCGAGTTCGGCAAGGTCTTCGTCCTTTGTGAGATCCTTGCCATAAAACGGCCTTTGAAGAGATTGGAGAGCGTAAAGAGCTCTTTGAATAGTGCCGTTCTCGACTATGTAAGCAGACATTGGTTAATCCTTCGTTACTGGGTTGCTCATTCGCCAACGATTCCTTTTAGCAGCCACGAGAAGAGGCTAGGCTGAACGTCATGGTTGCTAGACCACCGCCCAGGTGGTTTCGGTTCGCTGACCTCGATAGGGATTTCTGAGGTTCGAGGGGGCTTTCTGTGGCGGACCACATCCCTTCTTTCCATGCTCTTCTGGTGTCTCTCCCTCCTGGCTTGTGCATTGATGACCTTACGACGGATCTCGGAGGCCAGTTCTTTGTAATGTTGATAGAGAAGGCCTTTGGGTTCGAGAACCTCCCTGTCGGGAATCGGTTCTTGATTGAGCATTTTCCAGTACTCCTCGACCGGCTTCCTATAGTAGCGGGCCGCCGCATGTGTGGAGGCCCACAGGTAGAGCTGGGTCGAGAGGTAGTGAAGGGGAGCCTCCATGGCCGCGGGGTACATGACCACGGCAATTTCGGTGGGCCCGACCGGCATACGGAGCTTACCAAGAGCAATCTCGGTACGCTCTGCCCGCACCTGGTCGAACATCCATTTCGGGATGGTCTTGCCCCAGTTGCTCGGACCCTTGTGATAGAGGATCGGCCCTCTTAGAAACCTGGCATCGTCCAGGTTCATTTGATGACCACCCATCTCGAGCAGCGCGGAGACGACGGGAGCCGGAACCCCCATCTCCGATATGAGAGAGAGCAGCTTAGCGTTGCTATCGTCTATGGTGCTTTGCTGCTCTCTTGCGGACCCGGTAGACATTGTCAACCCGTCCGTTGACCGACGTCGTACTTGGCGAGAAACTCTCGGGCTGCTTGGGCCGTGCCGTCCTTCTCATACCTGGCCATGGCCTGGAGATAGATCTCCTCGCCGTCCTTGTTTTTGTTGACCCAGGACGGCCTATAGAGCCCCGCCAGAAACTGGGCGTGCTCACGTATGTGCTGCTGGAGCATTTCCGACCGAGACCGATCCTCTCGAACCGCATCGTAACGACCATGGAAGACATAGCCGTCCTCGAACGCCACGACGATGTCGACCTTATCGTACCCTTCTCCTTCCAACGGAGCCGTCTCGGCGATCCTACGGATCACCCGATCGGCCTCGTCGTAGGTTCTGACGATAATCGGTTCGTCGACATTGACCGACGCTCCTCGTGACGGCCCTGTTGCACGGATCAGCGTGATCTCTTTAGGTTTGATGAGAGGAGGGAGCTCGGGGACGTATCGGCCGTCGAGCCGAGGCCAGATGTCCGAGATCCGTTCGCCGAAATCCGCCCAGGCTTCTGGCAGGGATAGGTCGTAATGACCGGAAAAGAAGTTTCCGGTATCATCATTGCGGATCTGAGTGCAGTAGGTACCGTTTTCATGTCGACGAAGAATGACCGTGACCCTGGCGGCGGAGTCTTCGATTTTGGGAATCGATTGCTGAGCAATGATCTGCATGGATCATCGTTCCTTTCTTTCTGAAGATGTAGGAAAAGGCCTCTCGAGGCACAGAGGTTTAAGAAACTGAAGCTACGTTAAGGCCACCGTTGATAGCGATTTCGATGATGTTGGAGATCTCAGTGAAAGATGCTATCTTTCCATCGTTAAGATCTACGAGCCTCCACGTTCTGGAGTCTTCTAGTCCAGGAGGTGAGAGGGTTATCCGGAAACCGTCCGGACCAAGAATACCGAAAAAGTCTTGCACTCCCTTGGTCAGGACGACATTAGATTCCCCGGTTTCATCAGCGTACACGGAGACCTTTTTGAACTCCCTCCATTTTCCGAACCCATTCTTACGAGCTACGTCACAGGCTACTCCAAGGCAACAAAAACCTTCAGGAACCTTCAGAGCGCCAGTTTGTTGACGATACTCTCCTGAACGCAAAGCATCAATCCACTGCCGGCAACGCTCTTTTTGCTCAGAAGGAATGTTCGAGAAGTCAGGAATTGTGTTGACGGTGTAACCGTTAGACAGCTTCACGTTACTGGTCTCCAAAAGAAAAGGGCCCCGAAAAGGGCCCAAGTGACTACTTAGCAGACTTTGGTTGCTAGAAACCAGAAGTCATCATACCTGTGTATCCGTATCCAAGGTTGACGGAGTCCGGTGAAGTCGAACACTCGGCTGTTGCCACTTTGATAGAACTCCTCCGTGCGAACAGTCAGATATCGACCGTTAACACAGTCAAGAGCGTAGATGTGATCGTATGCAGGATCGAAGTCTACAACGTCGTCTGCGTAATCCTCGTTGGCCTTCGTGATTCTCTCGGTACGATAGTACTGCCTGACATTCACGAAGGTCAGGCCATGCCTCTCGTAGATCGAGTTTGAGTCGAAGGCTGAGTACAGGTACCGACCCCTCCCTCGCTCAAAGTACACGTAGTCAACCCACCCGCTCGGGTGGACGTGTACGACGTTGACTTGCTGGGCATAAGCCGGGGAGAGCAGAGCCGTGTATACCAAGAGGACAGCAAGGCACGTTACGACTTTCGCAAGCTTTGAGAACATCTTAGACTCCTTACTCGGTTTGGACGTACAGGATTTGGATGCGTTCCGGAGCAGGGAGAGGCTCCTGATTTGCTACGACGGATGCGACAAACCCGATCGCTGCAAACGCGCTCACAGCGACGAAGACGACTTTGTTCCAGTTCAGCTTCATGATGCACTCCTTCAGAAAGTTATTAACAAACGGGTAAGTTGAAGACCGCCAGCATCTTCCTGACGCCGGCGGCCACAAGACGGTCTCAGACTAGGCAGCGTCCGGTTGAGAGTTGGTTTCCGCCACTTTGGTTTCGACCTCCTCCAAGGCAGCCGACTTCTTCTTTCCACCTCTGACCAGCTTCATCCCCTTGTGAGAAGGCTTGCGGGTCCAGAAGTCCGGATAATAGTTGGACTCTTCCCATCCCGGCCGCATAGGCATCAGGACACCGAAGAAGTCATCTCGGCTCGTCAGAACGAGCGATGGGCCAGCCTCGTCTTCCGAGACAAGGCGGATGCACCGGGCCCCCATCTTCGGCAGGACCCGAGAGAAGTCGGCGAGATACTTCGGGTTGTAGCTGGCCGGTTTGAAGTCCCGCTTCGTGATGGAAGGAACAACCTTGGTGTAATCGGGGTAGGTTCCATCTATGAGGACGTCGTGGAATGTTGCCACAAGCCTCGGGTTGTCCAGAGGATCATCCCCCTCGATGATCGTCGCGGAGTTAGCCTTGATGTCGCCCTCAACAACCAGCCACTTCTTAAGCGGCGTCCTGGACTTCTTGTCCTTCAGAATGTCGAGCGCAGGCTTGCTTAGCTTGACGATCATCCCGGCGTTCGTCTGGCCTTCCCACAAACCTTCGCGGTCGTGGAAGACACCTAATCGGTGACCGTCGGTGGCGACGATCCGAAGACCTTCGTTTGGATCACTGTGGACATAGAATCCGTTGATGTAATAACGGACCTCCTCGGTGCTGATGAATGGCTGGATGAGCACAGGATAGATTGCTGATATTACGGCTCGCATTACCAGCTTACTCCTCGCAGTTAAGGGGATTGCCGATAGGTTCGGCGAAGAAGACGTGAATGTCTTCGTAGTTCTTATACCAACAGGAGGGCTTCTGAATTGAATTGAAGGAGCTTAAAACAGTGTGAAATTGGGGATTTGAGGCAAAAGGCTATAATACGGGTATCAAATCGTAAATACATGGCTGTTGAACGAATCCTTAAACTTAAACCCTCCCAGCTCGCAAAAGCTATCCTTCAACTCAAAGGAAAGCCTCTCGACTTAGAGGAGTACAAACCTTTCGAGCTGATCTATGACATCTCGCCACCCGAGATGACGCTTATGGCTGGGCGGCAGATCGGGAAGTCCGTGTCCCTCGGCGGGAACATCACGTCGAACAGCATAATTCGATCGTTCTTTTCGACGCTGTTCATCAGCCCTCTTGCGCAGCAAACATCCCGCTTCTCAACCCAGTATCTAGACCCGTTTCTGAACTCCCCTATCGTCAAGAAGCACTTCATCGACTCCTCCTCGAGAAAAAACATCTTCGAGAAGTCGCTGAACAACGGTAGCCGAATCTTCCTTGGCTATGCGGACACGGAACAGGACGCCGACCGGATTCGCGGTATTTCGGCGGACGCTCTTTTTAACGACGAGATCCAGGATCAGAGCCTTGAAGCCGGACCCATTCTTGCAGAAACCTTGTCGGCATCCGATTACGGCTTCATCCGCAACACAGGCACGGCCAAGACGTCCAACAACACGCTTACGATCAAATTCGAACGCTCGAACATGAGCGAGTGGGTGATTAAGTGCGAGCATTGCAACCGCTACACAATCCCCAACACGTTCGAAGCGTGCTTGAAAATGACGGACAATCCAGAAGGCCCTGGGTGTGTCTACTGTGGTAAGCTTCTCAACGTCAAAAACGGCACCTGGATGGCGGGACGGCCATCTGAGAAGGATCACCTAGGCTTTCACTTGCCTCAGGTCATCATCCCCGCCCGATCCAGGCCGAAGCAATGGAAAGACATTCAAACCAAGGTCAAGACCTACAATCAGACCAAGCTCGCTAACGAGGTTTTCGGGGTTCCTAGCGGCCTCTCAGGTCGAATCCTCTCTCTCAAAGAGGCGATGGCCTGTTGCAACCCAAGCCGCCGGGAATTCGACAAAGGTTTCCCGATGGACGATCGGAACATCATATGCACGTTCCTCGGTTGCGACTGGTCAGTGAGCGGCTCGACGGATTCGTATACGGTCTTCTCTGTGCTTGGATATGATTCGCTGGGTAAGTGCTACTTGCTCTACGCTGAGCGATTGGATGGAATCGACATTCTCGAACAGGTTGAAAGGGCGAAGTACCTCTTTCGCCAGTATAAATGTTCTATGCTGGGATCTGATCGAGGCGTTGGTGTGCTCCAAGGCCAGATCTTCCAACGTGACCTAGGTGCCGACCGAGCTCACCTGGTTCAATACGTAGCCGCTAAGCATGCCTTGCGCTTTGACAAGGCGGGCGGATTCTTCTCAGCTGACCGGACGCAGAACATGGATACGATGATCATCAAGTCGAAGATGGGCATCTCAAAGTTCGAAACGCCATGCTGGGAAATCATGGCTGATTTCTGGAAAGACGCTCTGTCGGTAACGGAAGAAATAACCCTGTCCGGTAGACGTGTTTACAGAAAAGACGAAGGAACTTGTGATGATTGGCTGCACAGTATTGTTTTCGCCAACGTCGCGTACATGATACAATGCGGTAAATTCATCTACGTAGATGAGGCGGCAGCGGCAGATGACGCATCCGCCTTTGAATTTTGATTAAACCCTGATTTCAGAAAGGAATACGACATGTCAGATTTTGAGTTCACCGACCCGGTGGAAGTTAAGCCTCGTAAGGGTGCCGGCGCACTAGGGGCAGTGAGTAAGCCAACTGCAAAGCCCGCGGCTCAGCTCGATCCCACCCTTGTGGCGTCACAAGATGAAGACGAAAAGGTTGCGGCCGAAAAGAATGAGAACGAAGAGACTGAGGGTGAAAAGACGCCTAAGTATGATCCGGACGAGCTTGCCCGTATCTTCGATGAGATCATTTTCTCCGGAGAGTATTCGGAAGACGTCACGGTTCGTGGTAAACTGCGCGTTCGGTTCCGTACCCGCACGGCAGAGGAGATCGAGCAAATTTCCGCGGTGGTTGACGCCACTAAGGCTAACTTGGTCTCTACCTTGGCGGAAAAAAGGGCGGTCCTGAACCTTCAGTATGGCTTAGCTATGTTCCAAGGCAAGGATCTGAGATCTCTGTCTGTTGAAGATCGAGCTAAGTTCGTCAAACGCCTGCCGGGCCCAGTGATCGGAGCTCTCCTGACGGCTTTGAACGACTTCGACGCCAAGGTCTACGCCGCGTGCCAGGACGGTGAGGAAAATTTTTAAAACACCCCTGGGCGATGCAGCGGATGAAGTTGCATCTCTCGGGGGTCAAACTTCCGAAGCTCGGCACCATTCAAGATCGGGTTTACAGGGAGTACCTCATCAAAGAGGCTCAACTCGAGGCTAAAAAATTGGAGATGGTCATGCTGCTGACGCTGACCAATCCGAGCATCGAGGATCCGAACAGGCGCAGAGACTGGGCCAAGGCCATCAAGACCATCTGGACTCAGACACTATCTCTGCTGTTGAACGTCGAACTGCCTGAGCAAACCGCGAAAGAGATGGAGATGTTGGAGTACTATCAGAACGTCGTCAAAAACTCGGAGCTCAAGCTGTTCAAGGACAAGATGGGGAAACTACACGTTTCCGGAGTCGACAAACTTCTACAAAAACCGTAGAAGCGAAAAAAGGGCTGCCCATAAGGCGGCCCTTTCTGCTGTTATGGAAGCAGAAGGAGTTTCCCAAGAAGTATCAGGGTCAAGGCGACGTTCGTCCCGACCATCCACTTCAAAGCGAGCATGTCTGTTTTTAGCGTGTCCACGATCTCATCCGATCTGTTCAGAGCTTCCGCGGCTGCTTGAGCCTGAGCCTCTTCGACTCCGATGCTACGGAAGGCGACAAAGACCTCCGACGACATTTTCGGCATTGATCATAGGTCCTACTGCTGTTTGTGACAAGATCATTCGTAGTCAGTCAAATACGCACTCGCCAAGGCGGCGATGACGTAGAGAGGGAGGAACAGAGTGGGGATTTCCGACAGGGATTCATTAAAGTTTTCCACCTGAATGACGGACAGATCCTTGATGCGAACCGGATCGATTGGTTCTGTGAAAAAGATGTGCTGACCAAGCACGGGATTCGTAGCTTTCCCATGAAGCTCGTAGAAGTCTTGGAATGCGGTCGGCTTCAAGCCAGTGCAGTTGACCTGAAGAACGTGTGCGTCTTCGCCTAGCTCGTGAATGCCGTGCTGCTTTGCATCGGCAGGATTGAAGAAGAGCAGTATCCCTTTTCATCGCTTCCATGAATTGAAGTCGGCTTCAGGCCTTCTTTCATGATGTTGCCCACCCAATCGGCCCTAGAAGCGAAGTATAGGTAAAGTTTGAATTTAGCCATACGAACTCCTTCAGAGAGTGTTTTACTTCTTAATTCTTATACCAATCCAATCCTCTGAAACTGAGCTGGCATCGTCCTAAAATACCCGTATGCTGCCATATTTTCCGTCTTTCGGTCCTCCTGACATTTTCCGGTCACCTGGTCTTCAAGGCTCGTTCTCGAGCCCGATGAATCCGGCTTATATGAATCCAGGCTGGGGCATGGATCCTAGCCTTCTGACTCCTAGCTATGAGGCCCCTTATCGCCCTCGATACTCAGGAACACAGCCGTACAATCAGTACGGTCGCGTCGGGTTCTTCGGAGGCGTGAACAGGCTTTTCAATCCGTTTATCGAAGAGCCAATTTGGGGGAATCCGATCGACGAGCAGCAGCCGTCTATCGAAGGTATTTCTGCCCGACCGTTCGACTCCCTGGCTTGGGCCGGCCAACGGATCTTGGCTCCTGCCCTGGCCTTTGGCGGTGCTTTTCGCTTGCTGGGGCCTAGAACCTTCGGGGGCTACTTCACCGGAGGAGGCATTGCCTCTGGTTTGGGTAGAGCTGTCGGTTCAGGTTTTGGCCGAGGATTAGCCTCTGCAATCGGATTGAGAGGCGCGGCGGCGGCCGGTATGGGCGCTGCAGCCGGTGTTGTCGGAAGCGTGGCTGGCGGATTTCTGCTTCCTATTGCAGCTGCCCAAGGAGCTCTATGGGGAGGCCAGAAGGCCCTTTGGAATCCCTACATCAACACCCGGATGCAGGCTAGGGATCTTCGCCGCAATTTCGCCGGCGCAAGCTTTGTCGATGCCGCAGGTAATCCGGTAACCGGGGGCGGTCTTGGATTCCGGGAATCGTATGAGATGGCGTCGGAAATTACCCGGGCCGGTATCCAGGACATGGCCTTTTCGACGTCTGACTACGCAGCCATTGCGGATATGTCGGCCCGAGCTGGCCTCATGGACAACGTCAAGGCGAGGCAGATTACACAACGGGTCAAGGATGTCGCCGAGCAGATCAAGCTCATCATGGCGATCTCCAAGGATCCGGATATCAAGAACGCCATCGAAGAGCTGTCGAAGCTCAACCTGGCTGGTGCCTCAGTTACAGGAGGTCAATTCAGCAACGCGGCTGCGGCCTATCGGGGTCTGGGAAATCTGGCATCTCAGGCAGGGGTTTCCATTCAGCGACTGATGAACACGGTTGGGGCCCAAGGACAGTATATGTTCCAGGCTGCAGGTATGACGCCGTACCTGGGCCAAATGGCCGCAGCTAATGTTTACTCCGGCTTTGCCGCAGCACAACGCGTTGGCCTTCTGTCACCAGCTCAGCTGGCTCGCATGGGAGGCCTCGAGGGGGCCACTCAATCGACCATGTCTGCCATGGTGAGGGCGGCTCAGACACCGTACAACTTGATGGGCCTCTACAACCAGTACATTGGTGGAGCCGCAGGCGGAGCCATTCCAGGTTTCAATCAGAGCTTCAGCGATACGATTCGGCAGTTCGGCCACAACGTGGCTATGGATCCGTTCCGAGTCATGGGTCAGATGTCGCTGTTCGGCTCTCAGATGGCCGGTAGACAATTAAGTGAACAAGGCCCGTCGGCAATCATCAATCAGGCCGTATCGATCCTGAGTCAATTGCCTATCGCTAGGAATGCGAACGGCAAGTTTGATGCTGAAACCCTTGTGCCAATTCTGACTCATATGATGGGCCTAAGCCCTGATGAGGCTATGGGTATCATCATGAGTCAAGCAGCTATGGCCGACCCGACGACACTTGCTCAACGGCTCCGAGGAGCGGACAGGTTCTCTGCGGAACAGATGCGGCAAGCCATTTCTCAGAACTTCGCTTACGGTGGTTGGATTGGAAGTACTGTCCATTCCATTAAGCGGTTTGGCCGTAACCTGACAGAAGGCATAGCTGAGAGCCTTGTTTTCCCGGTCACTCAACTGTCCGGATCTCTGGCGGACACCGTACAGGAAGCCGTTGAATTCCTTCAGTTCGGAGGAACGATCGGCAAAGGCTTACGAGTCTCCGACGTGTCGACTCTCTTCGATACTGAGCCGAGAACGAATGAGCCTCTCCGTCTTATTAGGACCGGACTCTTCGACGGACTGTCGAGCACAACAACCTCCGTCGTTGAAAAGATCAATGAGCTGGCAAGACAAGGCGACGCCGATGCCCGAGCATTCCTCCGAGCCACGACTCCGGATGAGAGAAGGAGAGCTCTGGCTAGGGTTATCGGCAATAACAGGGACTACTTCGGTGAAGCTGGTGCTCGAGTCCTGAACACCGACGACACATCTGCCTATAGAACGTTCATGGAAGAGACCGGAAGGGCATCTCGATTTGTCCTGACAGAAACAGAACCTATGACGGCTCAGTCCAGGGTCCTTAGGGCGTTCCGGCAAACTGTGGGATCCGAAAATCTCGGATTGCTCGACACCATGTCTGCCGTAGGCGCGGCTTATAACCTGAAGCAATCCGGAGAGCTTAGTTTTGGGACGATCGACCAGATCCTGGAAGATCCCCGTTATGCGGCCTTGAAGAAGGCTATAGGAGGCAAGACCGGAGCTGACGCCATAGATGCAATCAACGCTCTGATCCGCCGAGCAGCTGAGCAAGGGACGATCGGCATTTCTAACGATGCGTTCGATCTCGGAATCAGCATGGAATCTCTTAAGTCGAGCAGAGGAAGGTTGATCACCGATTCCAAGCTTCGTCGAGAATTCCAGAAGGCCTTGAAAGCAGGAGATGAAGAGGCGATGCATCGCATCGGTCTTCAGTATGTAGCAGGCCTTGGTGGCGGACGACTCCTAGACGATCCGCTGAAGGTTCCGGAGGATCTGGAAACTAGCAAGGTCATGGAGATCATCGCGCCAATGATCGAAACCGGGGAACAGCGGCGCAAACTCCTGGAGCTCGTAAAATCAGGACAAGTGGACTTCACCTCCGCGTTGAGCACTATCAACTCGCTCGATCAGAGGCAAACGACGAAGAAATTTGAAGATGCCGTGTCCAAGTTTGACGCGGCTGTGGATCGCATGTCTGGGGCCGAACGCAGGATCGGTTCAGGAGGAAGCTATCCCCCTCTTCCAAGCAGAGTGGCTCCGCCTTGGCTAGGAGGCCCTGACACGGCCAAAGTCTCTGGAGCACGTGGACCGCAATAATGGCTACTAGGAACGCAAGAAACACGACGAACATCACCCCTCGGCTCGTCGAGATGACGCCGTATCAGATCTATCTTCAACAGGTAAGAGGGGTAACTGACGGTCTTCGGGCTCAAAGACAAGGGTTGTCTTATGTCCCTCCTCAACTAGGAGGTCTTAGCGGACAGCTTCAGGTCATGAAGGAACAGCTTCTTTTGCAACTAATCGATTTTGAAGTGAGGGACGAAACAAATGATTAATGCAACGGCCGCCCAGGCATTCCCAGTCCCACTGCCTCCTCCAACCAATATAGCTCCTCTGGTCTCTGCTGGAGGGCAACAGCCTGGTACGGCTACTCCGAACGCCAACGGCACGATACCGCAGACGGAACGCCTTTTCACGATGCGCAGTCGCGGTGCGTTCCAAAACCAGGAGCTCGGAGGAGACCGAGGCACCAGAGCCTACATCCGACTTTTGACGTCGAATCCGGCAGCTTCAAGCCAACGCCATGGTCACGGAGAGGGAATCGAAACCCCGCCGATTCTGACTGGCGCAGGAAATCCTCTCGACCAGGCCATTAACGGCGGAAAGCATGGAGGCTATGCGGATTTTCTCCTAACTCAGGTCCGCTGCTCTCTGGATGAAAAGCTGCAGATTGTCGAGACGTTCGGCGACGGGGAGGTCGTCTACTATTTCGGCCGGCAACCGATCGTATTCACGATGGCCGGAATACTGATCGACTCTGTTGACAACGAGTGGTTCGTCAAGTGGATGACGATGTACGGCCAGGTCATGCGCGGCACCCAGCTGGCGCAGAACTATGAGCTGCTGCAGATCGTTCTTCCGAATATGGATGTCATCGGAACGATCCCCCACATGTCCTGGTCTCAGGACTCGAGCAACGACACTCTGATCAGCTTCGAGTTTCAGTTTCTTGCTAAGCAGATCATCCCGAAGCCAGTGGTTGTGCCTGGCGCACCTCTGTCGAATGCGGCTAGCCTAATTGACTTTTCCAGCGCGGATTCATTCCTGAGCCAGCAGGGCATCAACAGCATAAAGGCCCAGGCCGCGGCCGTACTGGACGTCGTCAAGAATCCGGCTTCTACGATTAGCGACATAGCCGGAAGTATGGCCAATCTCGGAGGGGGACTGTCCGGAGGAACGAGTGCCAGCCGGTCTTCAAACCCGACGTCAAGCGCCATCAGTCGAGGTATCGATGCTGCTAGCAGCGCAATCAGAACGGTCTCGTCGAATGTTTCCGACGTGTTCAACAGCGTCAGTGCGAACCTGGCAGGCATTAGAGCTGCGTTGTTCTCCCCGATCTACGGAGTGCTGTCTTCGCTAACGAAGCTTATCCAGAACGTCCGAGGCGCAGTTTCTGAGGTGTTCAATGCCTTGACGTCCCCAGTGGCCGACATCATTCGAGATGTCGTCAACGTGACGAATCAGGCGATTGGCATCGTCAACATGGTTAATGCGGCTGCCCGAAATCCGTGGAGTCTATTGGATCTCGGAATCGGATCTCTCGGTGAGCCCAATCTCCGGATCATCCTCGGATCGCTTCTGAATTCGAAAGGATCTATCCCGACTCAACCCATGTCGCTGGAGATGTCACTGCGCGGCCTTATGAAGCTCGGAGTCATCTCTCCGAACACGAGGTGGCTGCAGGATCTTGGCATCCCGACGCTGTCTCGCAGTGTAGGACGTTCTGTGCCGAAGGCAGCGCTGCTTGGATCGGGCCCGACTCCGACTCCTGAATCAGGAGCGTTCCTGTCAACCACCCTAGGCTGAAGCCTGGGGCTTGAAGGAGTAGCGCATGCCAAGCGTGAAACGGAGAGTTAAACGGGAGACTAGGGTGGCCGAGGTCCGAGAGGGCCGTTAGAAGGCAGCTGAACCGACTGGACGTGGCAGTCCAAACATGGCGCGGATGCTCCCCAAGTCTGCACCCTCTGTGTCGGTCAGTCCCGATGGGGTTACTAGCCGCCGAAAGGCGAGAAGTGAGGTAACTCAATGTTGTACGTACCAGTTGTAAGCAGTACCGGAAAACCCTTGATGCCATGCCACCCGGTAAGGGCAAGGGAACTTGTCCGCAAGGGCAGGGCAGTGCGCAGGTTCGATCGGGGGATGTTCTACATCCGTTTGCTGGATAGGGCAGATGGTGATGTTCAGACGGTGGCCTGCGGCATCGATCCCGGGAGCAAAAAGGAAGGGCTTACGGTCAAATCCGAAGCCCACACTTATCTGAATCTCCAAGCAGACGCCGTAACTTGGGTCAAAGATGCCCTTGAAACCCGTCGGAATATGCGTCGTGCCCGAAGGTTTCGTAAGACACCCTGCCGTGCCCCGCGTTTCAACCGATCTCGTGAGGCTTTGCCTCCAAGCACCAAGGCGAGGTGGCAATGGAAGCTTCGTATTTGCCGCTGGCTGAGCAGGCTATTTCCCATCGAAACCTTCGTGGTGGAGGATATCAAGGCGCACACACGTGGTGGGAGGCGATGGAACCGTTCCTTCTCGCCCCTTCAGAATGGTAAGAATTGGTTCTACGGCGAACTGAGAAAGCTTGGGCGTGTCGAGACCAAGCAAGGCTATGAGACCAAAGAGCTTCGTGACGCGCATGGGCTGAAGAAGACCGGTCGGAAGCTGGCGGAAGTTTTTGAGGCTCATTGTGTTGACTCGTGGGTTCTTGCGAATTGGTGGACTGGAGGACACACTAGCCCCGATAACACCCGTATGATGTGCATCACGCCTCTTCGCTTCCACCGCCGCCAATTGCATCGTCTCCAAGCAGCTTCCGGCGGGGTCCGTAGCCCATACGGCGGCACACGGAGTCACGGCTACAAGCGCGGTAGCCTCGTCAAACATCCTAAATGGGGCATCGCCTATGTAGGCGGTGTTCTCAAAGACCGGATCAGCCTTCACCGAATCGCCGATGGAAAGCGGTTGTGCCAGAACGCCCGTCCGTCGGACTGTAAGTTTCTGGCATTTAACTCTTGGAGGACGCGGCTCCTCCCCGGCATGAATGCCGAGGTCTCCGCCGCGTGATATTAGGATGACGATGCGCAGCTACTCGGCTCTGATTTTGTTCGAAAACATCTTCGAGTTCATCCCGGATAACAATCCGGATATCGCCAATTTTGCGACGATGATCTTCAACCCTAACGTGGCTGTGACTCAAGCTGACTGCGGAACCACTCTGGGTAAGATTCAGGCCGTTAATTACGAACTTGAAGGAGAGACAGAGCTCGCCACAGGCGAGGTGATCAGCAAGGCTCGGATCGAGCAGCTGCTCTTCCAAGGTATCTACCGTGTCGCAACTCGATCGCTCGACACTTGCGTGGCTCCAGGAGGAATCTGCCAGAAGTGTTTTGCTGCATCTCGACCGAGACACCCTATACCTGAAGTCGGGACACGGGTGACGATCAATCCGGAATACGAGATTACCACGACGGTGTTTTCCGGCGCAGTCGGACAAGAGAACTTCCCCTTAGAGCTCGACGAGTCAGAGTATCAGTTCCTCTATGTCTACATCCAAGGAGTGCTGTTACCGGAGTCGTCTTATTCCGTATCCGGCAAAACGCTAACTTTGGCCGAACCTTTGACCGTAGGACATAACATCACAGTCAAGTACACGGCCTTAAACCGGTCCCCGTTCCTAGTGTGGTTAGCAAAAACCTATTCAGGTTCCCTGCTTGGAATAAAGCCTCTGCCGGCACCCAAGCTTCCCGTCCGTTCGGAGCTTCTGACATCTCTCGTGCCTCAGAACAGGCTAGACCTGCTAATATCGTATACGAACACGTTAGAACAAATTCCTCAGCACTACCGAGAGTACATGCCTCAGATCAAGCATCCTCTCGAACGTGCCTTGTACATGCTAGCCCTTAATTCCGTCTTCGCCAATGTCACTTCATGAGTCCATCGTTTCGAGGTCTGTGTATTCTGCCATGGCTTCGAACCGATCCTTGGCAAACATCACAAGCACAACTTTAGCCAAGACAGGAACTTCGATCCCGCAGATTCAGAGAAGAGCTGCTGAAGCGGCACGCAATGCGTCTGCCGCCACTGGAGCCTCTTCGTCTTTGACGGCTCCTATTGATAGGATGAGGGACTATGCTCTGGCCAATACGCCTCCTTCTCAGAGAGGAGCGGTTCTAGACGCCGCAAGAAAGGCTTCTTCCCACATGGAAGAGGTCTTTGCTCAGAAAACGAGTGCCGGGGATTCACTGGAGAACATTCAGAACGCTGCCGGTGAGGCAATTGCGAGCGGGGTTAGCAATTTTTCGACTCGCCTTCAGTCATTTGGCCCTTCGATTGCCGAAGCCGCAACAGAAATCGGTAACAACTATATCCCTCAGGCTCGCCAAGCTGCGGATACGATATCAGAGTCCTCTTATAGGGCTGCCAGCTCCTCTCTGTCCGAACAAATCGTCGAAATCAACAACACCTTAGCCACTGACGTTCAAGCGCAGAATGCCGAGGCGCAATCCGGGGACGGCGTCAATCCTACTCCTGACGAGACCAACGCCATGTTTACCGGAAAAGGCGTTTGGGCCGGTGTCGAAGATCCAGTTCCAGAAGGGATCAATACAACTGATGTCGTTTACCAGGACATCAAGCTCTACATCGAGGGCGTTCAGGTCCCGTTCGAGGCGATATCGATTTCCCAAACTATGGGAGACCTGCCGACCGCATCCATTCAGGTGCCTCCTCAGGCCAGCCTCATGGATATCGCTCGATACTATCAACCCAAGGTTCACATCTTCTTCACTGACAAAAACCTGGGTGGCGATAGGCTGCTGTTCTGGGGCCACATCGTGGCTTGCAACTACGCCAAGTCCCGTCAACAGGGTATGGCTACAATTAGCTTTCGCTGCGTTCATAAGAACGCCTTGCTTAATCAGGTCACCTTGGAATGGTCTGATTACGTTCGAAACGCATTGCTCGGCGGCGGGGATCCGAATCCGAATTTGGCCGTAAGCCAGCCGGTCTCTCTCAACTCCATGCAGAGCCTCTTGGATGCCCTCAAGGGAGTGACCGGGATGCAGACAGATCCAAAGGATCTTCTATCTCCTGACAATCCAGATATCGACGAAGCGGACGTAACCAAGATTGATCAGCGCTGGAGAAGAGTCGAGAAGCGACTCATCGGCATGCCTGCGGCGGTGATGAACTTCTGGAACCAGCTGAAGAAAACCTGTTACCGAAACCCCGGCATCAACACCATAATGGAGAAGATCTACCTGCCTTTGATTGAGGAGGGAATAGGCTTCTTCGACCGGTTATCCGGACACTACTATCTCGAGAAGATCATCCAGGACTCCAAGCAGCCGTTCTGTCCAGAGAAGGAAACGTCTCCCAATACGGATGAGACGGTTGCCATGGTCCCTCCGTCGTTCAGGCTTCCTAGCATCACTGCCATCAGCACGACCCTAGCTCTGCAGTCCATTGCCAATCAGCTGAACTTCTCAGGGGAAATGGCGACGTTTGCCCAGCTCTTCCAGGATTTCTACCTGTCAGTTGAGTATGAGATGATAACCCTGGCCAGCCCGGCACACGTTCCAGCCGATCCGACTGTGACCGTCAATCCGGACGATCCGCTTTCAAGTGCGAACATTGAGATGGCGGCGGTCGAAACGATCGTGAAGCCGCAGATGCCGTTTTACTTTAGTCCTCTCTGCAACGTCCTTCTGCCGAAGATGTATCACTCGATCAACATCGACCAGATGGAGGACATCGTCCCGACACGTATCACGGCCTTCCATGACAATCTTCCTACCGATCCGAATTTCATGGGCACCAACTACCGCGGGCCCAACTCGATCCGGGAAGCCATTGCCGTAGGTATTGGCATTGCCAACGCACGCCAGGCTCGAGAAACGCCTGTCGATGTCAACTTGAAAAACACGACCGGCCCTTCGGGGAACATTCCTGGGAAGTATGAACAGGGCAGGGGAGTTCTTCATCGAAAGATCATGATGCCATATTGGCTGGCTCTTATGATCAAAGATGCAAAAGAGGACGGAGAAGTCACTCAAGAAGCGTGGATGGATAAGAGTAGCCCTGAGTACATCGACCTGCTCAATCTGTATGCTGCCTGGGTTGACCGATACGGCTACAAGATCATCGAAGACGACGGCCTCGTTCTCAAGGGTGAGCGGGACGAGAGCAAGGATGTTCTAAACCCATACAGCCAGAAGTCGATGATTCACCCGTCGGAAAGGCTGTTGTTCTCAACGGTTGACTACGAGTTTACTAAACAGGTGGCGCAGGCGCGAAGCGGGGTAATCGACGGAATCTTCAACCCTTACATCATCCCTGGATATCCGATGGATATCATTAACGATTCCCCGAACCAGCCAAGCTTTCACGGCTTGTGCTCATCGGTAACGCACACCATCTCCTCTCGGTCTATCGGCACAACGATAGGAATCGTCGCAGCGACGACCTATACCGAGATGTCGAACTACTATCTCCCTCATCTTCACCCGTGGCTACAAACTACGCTGAAGATGCTGAACGTGACCTGGAGAAATGAGAATCTTGGACAGACGGAGGGAGGCGGGACCACTGAAGTAACCGACGAGCCTCCGGTTTCGGATACCTCCGAGTTCGGAGACGTCAGCCAGGCCATAGCCGTTCGGTCCGGTCTGATCGGTAATCCCGTAGCCAAGGCAACGGCTGACGAATTCTATCGAAGCGTCTTAGGCGTTGGAGCGGCATCTCCCGACGAAATCTACGACTTCTCGCTTGGGCAACCTATTCCGATCGCTCGTAATGCAGGAGTTTGGACGCTCGGTGCAAGCAATCCCGTTCCTGTGATGAAGCTAACCGACCATGGAGGTTACGGAGGAGACGCCAACGACTTCAATACCTCTGTCGGAAACCTGCGCCTAGTTTGTCGACCGATCGAAGGCAAGCGAGCCATAGAAGACAAGTTCGGTATAAAATTTATTGACATGGTGCCGCAGAACTACAACGCGACTGGTATGTTCTACCAGAACCCGTTGCTGACGGCAGATCTCCTCTTGGAGCCAGGGGCCAGCCTCTTCCTGGATTACGAAGATCCGGCGGAATTCGTGAAGTCAACTTGGTCGGAAAGAGGAAGGAGTGACGATACTGAAGAGTAAACATGGCAAATAACGCTACCGTAACCCTCGACCCCTCTCTGCCTCCGATCGGGGGAATGCCTCGAGCATCGGTCATTCCTGAAGCTCTGCTGGCGTCCGATCTCATATCACCGACTTCTAAGGCTGCCGACTGCTTCGTGTATCAAAAGTTCTCAGCCAAACTGCAGGCATTCCTGATTGGCTACACGAATAGCGTTTACAGCTACTACTCGATTTACAAGTAAACGAACGAAATTTGGACGAATTGAATATATATGAGCAACGCGTTTAGTAGCAAAGACGAAGAGCTTTATCACAAGTGGAAAACAACGGGTAGTAAAAAAGCCCTGGCGGATCTTATCGATCAGCTAAGTCCATTGATTTATAATGAGGTGCGTAATCAGTCAGGATCTCTTCCAACAGCGGCATTATCGGCCGAGGCGAAGAAATGGGCGATAAAAGCTATACAAACATACGATCCTAACAAAGGAGCGTCACTATCAACCCATCTGTATACCTGGCTAGCAAAAACCCGTCGTTTAAATTATCGGTTTCAGAACGCCGTCCGGCTCCCGGAAAACATGCAGCTTAAGTTCCATGAGTACAACCGGGCGGTTCAGGACCTGACCGATCAACTTAACCGGGAACCGACCGAATCCGAGCTTGCCGAGAAACTCGGTTGGAGCAAGCCTCATGTCGTCAAGTTCAAGAACTCTCTTTATGCCGACTTGGTCGAATCCGCTTCAGCCAGACCGGCTGAGTTTACGCACTTCAACGACAACGCCATTCTGATGCAGCACCTCATGGCTCAGCTAACGCCAGACGAAAAGTTCATTCTCGAAAACACGAAGGTTCTATCCTCGACGGAACTGGCCAATCGCCTGGGGGTCAACATCAACCGATTGAACTACCTAAAATCTAAGCTGACACAGAAAATCAAAAAGCTTCAGCAAGAAATGGGATTGAATGGCTGACCTAGACCCCAACTCCGCAATCGGACAGGCTCACACCGGATACGGCGTGCTGGCCAGGTTTTTCTCCGAGCTTGCGGAGTATCTGAATGGATCCGGAAGCTGTCCGGAATTGGCCGATTACCTGCCTCAGATCGACTATACCGAGTTGCATCGATTTGCCCTGAGCGGTCAGACGGGGAACGCCAGTTACCCAGGAGCAGCCGCAGTCGAAGTGGTGCACCACCTGGTGGCGGTTCAGCGGGAGTTCGGGCTCCGATCCAAGGGTAAGATCCAGTACTACGACGACGGTCAGAGCGAGACCGGTAATGAGGCCGCCTACTACGACGCTATGAAGCTCTTCTATGTCAATATGCTGAGAGGAAATTACGTACCTGGAGCGACGGCATAATGGCGATTATGAATTTCAACAGCCGTATCGGAACGACGGCGAACCTGGCTCAAGGCGGAACCTATGATTTGCTGATGATCAGCTTCCCGGATGGATTCCCGGAAAGCCAACTGCTTTTCGATATTAGCAATGAGCCTAGAAAGGTCACTGGCGTCCAGAAGGTAGCCCAGTTGTTCCTCAAGATCCTGTTTACCAGCAAGGGGAGCGACGTCATATACCCGGATCTAGGTACGCATTTCTCTAGCTACACCGTTCATGCCAACAAGATCATGAACGACACGTTGCTCTACTCTGAGATCATTACCCAGGTGAACGATGCGGCGGCTCAGACCCGGGCCATCTTGAACGTTGCCAACACGGATCCAGCCAGCCAGCTTGCGTCAATGGATGTCCTCGGCCTCGACGTAGGGACGGAGTCTATCGTTCTCTATCTCAGCATGACGACGAATGCCGGCGTCACGGCTTCGATTGCCGTGCCGTTCCCAGAGCTCGACCTAAAATTAAGCGACCAATAGAACCGCGGATAAGAGTTTAAACTAGAGGGTAAGCAAACGAATTACCCTCATGGCAAGCCTATACACGACTCTACCCGGTATTCAACCCACACAGCAGGAGATTGTCCAGGCTGAACTGCTGGCTCTTAAGATACTCGAGGCCCAGTTCCCAGATATGGATTTCCGTCAAGGGACGGGGCTTCGGGATCTCGTACTACGGCCGAGCGCATTTCTTTTAGCCCTGATCAACAAGGGGCTGAACTATTACTTTTCACAGAATACGCTCCGAGGGGTGAACAACGACACTCCTCAGGAGGTGGTCGACGATATTCTGTCTAACTGGTTCCTGAGACGCAATCTCGGAACCTTCGCCGTCATAAATGCCAGGCTGTACTTTGCCAGGCAGAAGAACGTTACGATCTCTTCGAACGTCTTCTTCTCGACGGACAACACGCTGAGATTCTATCCTCAGCAGTCGATGACTATCCCGGCTAGTGCAATGAGCTACGATGCCTCTGTCAACGAGTGGTACATCGACATCGATCTGCAAGCCGAGCAACAGGGTCCGTCGTATAATCTGAGCTCAGGGAGCTTGCTGTATTTCTCAAATTTCGACCCCTATTTCCTTAGGGCCGAGATCAACTATCTGACCGAGGCGTCGATCGCTGGAGAGACGAACGAGCAATTCATTTCCCGTGCCGAGACCGCTATCTCGACGCGCAACCTGATAAACAACCCGTCGATCGACTCCAACCTCCGAGAACAGTTCAACTATCTGGAGCATGTCGTGCCGATCGGGTACGGCGATCCAGAGATGATCCGAGACCAGGTCAAAGCCGTCTTTGATCCTGAAGAACCCAGGCTTCTCACCTACTTGTCGGCTGAAGGAACCCTGGCGACCGCTAATCTTCCAAATCACGGCTGGTTTACCGGTCAGAGGGTTTTGATCAGCGATGCTTCGCCGCCGACCTACAACGGCACGTATCGAATCACTGTCCTAGACGCCAACACGTTCACTTACGAGCTTCCGGCGATCGGAGGGGTGGTTACGGCGCTGCCGACGGTCCAGTCCGTAACGGCTCCCGTGCTGATCCACAATGGTGGCATGGTGGACGTCTACTGCGACCACACGCTGGCCACGTCGATCGTTCAGCTAACTACGGACGAATCCGGAGTGGCTGAGCTCACCGGACCGGTGTATGCACTGAGACGAAGCGAGATTAGCGGAGGCTCGGAAGAGGATACGATCCCCTTCCAGGCAACTGTCGAGTATTCCTCGGTGGAAGTCCACCCGGAAGATTCAACAATCGTCGTTGCTGCGAATGCTCACGGCCTGACGGTCGGTGACGAAGTGCAGCTTTCCGGCCTGGAGCAGTCGCTGCCAATTTCGGCGATTTCCTGCTCTGGCGTCACGGTTACCGTCACTTCCGAAGGTCACGGCCTTGAATCTGGAACGCCGGTCATGATCACCGGGGTTACTCCTATTACCTATAATGGGGAGTACGTCGTGACTGTCGTCGACGAGGACACGTTGACCTATACAGTCCCGGCGAACATCCCAGAGGCCGGCAGCGGTACCGATATGCGGATGACCAATCCCCGCATTATCGGAACCTTTCCTGTGAGCGTCGCCTTCCCAAGCTCCTTTACGATCTCCGTCCCGACTCTTTGGACAGAGGCGGAAACCACAGGTGAGGCGATTATCACTCATGATATCAAGTATGAAGTCACCAACCCCTATGAGCAGTCGCAGAGCATTCTCAGTCTAACCTGCGAAGGCACGACGGTGACCGTCACTTTGCCTAATCACGGTCAGATACCGAACCGTTACGTGACCATTTCTGGAGCAACTCCGGAGGCCTACAATGGTCGCTGGCTCATCTCAGAGGTTCTCAACGGCAACCAATTCACCTACATAGTTCCGGAAGAGATAGAGGAAGATGCCACTGGAACCCTAACCTGTCGCTCGGTCATCCCTTGGTATGACTATGGGTTTAGCGCCAGACAAACCTACCGAATCAGCTTTGGGTTGAATTACGCTAACAAGACGGCGAGCTTCGAGATCTCCTACTTCGCTTATATCGACAGCATTCAGGCTTACCTCGAGAACGAACTCAATCGCGTCCTGTGTGCGGATCTTCTGGCTCGAGGCTTCAACTTCCACATGCTGGATATCGAGGTCGTCGGTTACGGCGGTATCGGACCGAGCGCTGGTGTTGTTCAGCAAATAGCCCAGGAATATCTATCTTCCCTGGAGCCCGGCGCACCGTTCTTGATGTCTGATTTCGTCGCCGCTCTTGAGAGAGGCGGCATCACCGGTATCCGAACTCCACCGGACGTAACCTATACGAAATACACTCGAGATCTCGGCGAACCCCAAACCGGGACGATCGTCGATTATCTCGATCCCAACGACAGGACCAACGTGTTCCTGTTGGGCAACGTCACGACTTCCTCCGCGGTAATCTAAGCTATGAGCCGTTCGAACTTCACCGATACCGGACTACCTATTGGCCAGAACGATGTCAACATGACCTACCTGTACGGTCTGTCTGACTTCTTCACGGTCATGTTCCAGGATACGGCGACGGTCAATCTGCTGCTCGAGGCAGAGGCTCAGGGCGCGTCGGAAATCTACAGCCAGTTCCTTCAGCTTTGTTCGACGCTGAGCCTGGAGAAAATCGGCTTGACGGTCGGTTCCAGTATCAAACTTGTCCTGGTGAACTCGACAAGCGCCGTCAGGGACAGGCCTAACACCTACTCTCTGTCTGAGACCATCCTGGAAGCGAAGTTCATTGCCAATAGGCCGTTCCTGCCGACGACCACGCTGGAGTCGGACGTCGACTTCGGTTTGGAAACAACTCGAGACGGAAGGACGACCATCACCTTTGCTCGGCCGATCGAAGAGTACGCTTTCTCTCAGCGAAGCCTACCAGGTGGGGTAAGGCAATATGCCCTGTGGTTCGTCGATGCCGAGATCGATGAGCGCCTTCTGTCGACCTACTACGGCCAGCTGATCGGTGTTCAACCAGAGAACTCCACTGAAGCATTCCACAGCTTCGTGTACGGCCTATTCTACGTCTACACCCAGGGCCCGACCCTGGATGTGATGCGTAAGGGGTTGAACCTTACGCTTGGAATCCCTCTGGCCAGGTCGACGGAAACTGTCATCGATATTCGAAACTATCTGGACACTAACCAGTTCATCGTCATCACCGATCAGAATCAGTATGTGATCCCGTATGGCCTCCCACCTTCGGTTTCAATCGGGGACACGATTCGTGTCGGAGACGAGTTGGCTAAATGGGTAGAGATCAAGGACTATCAGAGCGATGGAGAATGGTGGATCAATCTGCAGATTCCACCGTCGATCATTCCGACGCTGCCAGAAGGTCAGAAGGACCGCTACGCCTCTCCAGGTAGTCACTTCGACTATCTGATGAGGAACTACTTGAAGAAGCACACGTTCCTCGTCAACGTCAACGTCTCGAACTTCCAGAACATCCAGACCTATCAAGAGCTGTCCGACATCATTCGTCGGGCCAAGCCCACTTATACGCAGCCTATATATATCTGGACCATCGATCGGTTGACGGAAACGCTGACGCTGATTGAAACAGCGTTCACGACCAGAGTGGATCCTATCCGTTGCGAGAACATCGGTCTGCCAATCGCTCAGTTCTATCGAGGCAACGACGTAGATCCGGCCTATCGAAGCTGCCCGCAATTCATTCGCTTCAACGTTCCCTACTACGTTGCCAAGCTCTGCGGAACAGATCCTTATGTCAATGGAGATCCGGAGTCCCTGTCATCGAACGGGATGAAAGTGACAGGCTTTACGAACTGGGTTGCTCAATATCGCGGCAACACGGAGCAGGAAGAAGCCTGGATGAGAGCCATTCTTGCTCGAGGCTCGGAAACCTGGAGGGCCAAACGTTCTCAGATTGGCTTCCACAAGAAGCAGGTTGATCCTGACGTAATTGACGGCCTGACGGTCAATATGGCGTCAAGGCGCTGGGGGGCTCCGGCCGGCTTCCGTCTGATCCCTTTGTACATCACGACCGAGCAGGACATCATCGATAAGTCCCTTGCTGTCAACAAACCGCCGCCTTCGCCTCAGCTGTGGTCGTTCCCTCTGTTCGGAGCCAACACTGGAACTAAGGCGATCAACGCCATTGGGATCAACGAAGAGCGTAGCTCCACTGCGGTTGACATCCTCAGGGAGCACTTCGACACTCTGTTCTTCCGAGGTCCTGACGTATTCTATCTCGGAGCCGAAATCCCAGAGAAGGGCTGGGAGACTTACGCCCCGACGGTCGATGACATTCGAGATAGGGATTATCTGCTTGGGATTCGCATCACTCACCGAGCGATCGGCGTCTATTGGGTCACGTCCAATTTTGAAGTTGATGCTCCATCCTACTTCCCGGTGAGCGAATCCGATCCTTTGTTGATCACCTACGATCGTCCGCTGACTCGAGATGGAGGTCTGAACGGAACTTCGTTCTACGCTCTTAGGAGTAGAGGGAGGTTGGACTATAATAATGTGGACACGGCGATTAACGAAGGCGGAATTAATGCCGCGAATAGCGTGGCAACGCCGAGATTGCTTCAAGTTTATCGAGACAAGTACAACGAACCCGACATCGTGATCAATCGATCCGGAGTGAAGAGGGTTCATGCGATAGAGTCCCACTAAGCCCTACATGAAAATCAAGAACAAGCTGCCTCTGGCAGGAACTCTGAAAGTCGAATTGCTATTTCCGGACGGCACTCGGAAGCTGCATTGGGAAGAGGAGAACGTCATCACTCTTCCGTCAAAGCAGGTGCTTCTGGCCGGCCTCTATCTTCCAAATCAGGTGTCAGATCCAATCAACAAGCTGTGGGTTGGAACAGGAGGGACAATTGACCCTGCAGGTCAGTTTCCGAAACCCGTAGCTCAGAATATGACCAATCTTTACGCCCCACTTGTGAGCGTTGATACGTCTTATCATGTCGACAATTCCATGCCTGCCGTGACGTTCATTGCCGACCTTGATCAAGGTACGGCAAACGGCGAGCTCATTAACGAGGCGGGTCTCTTTAAAGTGTCAGGGTTGATGTTTAACATCAAAACATTTCCGGCCATTCCTAAGACGGCGGAATTCGCAATTCACTTCGCCTGGACTATAGAAATGGCCTGATTGGTGAAGCTTAATGTGGCGCCCTCTTGGATTTTCTAGGTCTGAGAGGGACGCCTTTCTTATAAAACGACATACTTCATTACTTTCCTGGTAATTTACCACAATGACCGAGTCCTCGCTCCAAATCACCACACAGCTCAACGACGACCACTGGGTCATTACAGCAGAGGTTCTGCCCGGAAGCTTTCTGCCTGCAGAGATCTTCATGTACGAAAACACCGGGACCGATCAGCTCGGGTCCTATGTCGGCGTGTGTGGAAAAGATGAGCTTCTGCGCTTGCGGATCTGGGAAGGGCAGCCGATCCCAAAGTTCGGCAACCGGTTTGTGAGACATAGTCAGGCTAAAATAATCATCGACGCTGCAAGCAGACCTACGGAGACGCCGCAAATCGTCATTAACAACATGATTAGGACGGCCAAGATGCTTAGCCTGGCCTTGCAAACCGCGTCCAGCACCACGCAAATCGTAACCGTCTAAACTCTAGATACATGCTTAAACAACTTTACGCCAACAACGCTATTACCACGCTGGCGACGAGTCTCGGACCGTCGGATACGAGCATCCAAGTGGTGTCGGCCGCGTCGTTTCCGAAGCCAGGCCCGAACGAGTTCTTCCGCGTCACGATCGACAACGGCGTAGACATCGAAGTGATCTTCGTCTTCGACGTTGTTGGAGATACGTTTCTGAACTGCGTTCGAGGCCAAGAAGGGACGACGCCGAAGAACTTCCTCCCTGGTACGGAGATTGAGTGCCGAGTTACCCGGGATACACTGGCTCAGTTTGTTCGCTATCAGGACCGGCTGGACAACATTACCTCCGTCGACCAGCTGCTTCCACCTTCTGAATCGGACGGCAACAGCTATCTCTGTGCTTCAACCGACGATGCCGGCAATCCGGTTGTCGTGTTCAGGAAAGATGAAAACACCTGGCGCTTCGCCAATTACACAATGCCTATTCTGGAGGCGATAGCCGAAGAAGACAGCACGACGACCAAGGTAATGCTCTCGGGTGCCGACGGGTCGGTTAGCATGCCTTTCGCTGGAAAGTACATCATTCAATTCACAAGCGGTAGCAACAGAGGTTTGGCACGTGCCGTAACTAATTCTGATTCAGAAGGGATTTCATGGCAGACACCTCTTCCTGTCGCTCCAGCGTCTGGCGACTCTTTTGAAGTGTATCGAAGCACGGCGTCTCTGATTTCTGAGCTTCAAGTAAGAGCAGACGAAGGGCTTATTTACGCAATTCTCCTAAGCGATTAATCAATGGCAACACAATTCAACCACTCCTCTCCTTCGATTACAGCTGGTACGAGCCGGACCCTTCTGTACGGCCCCGTCGGAGTAGGCACGACTGTTGTCGTGTTCTCTGGCACCTTTGCAAATATCGACGATGCGTCCCGCGGCACCCACTGGATCACACTGGAATCAGTCGACAGTAGCGGCAATTACACCGAGAAGCTGTACCAGGTGCCTATTCCATTCGGTAGCTCGTCCATGTGTCCGAAGATGGTGCTGCTTCCAGGAGAATCTCTCTATGTGACGGCCGATCAGAACGATGCTGTTTCGTGCAGTGTCGAAGTCCTGATCCTTTCGTAAGGAGCTCTGATGGCTGGATTTGACCGTAGATACTTCGGAGTCCCACCTGCCACGCAGATGGTGCTGGAACGGCGCTATCCCTACACGGCAGAGGCTGGACAAACGGAGTTTCCCGCAGAGTATACCATCGGCCATGTCGATGTTTACTATAATGGGATTCACCTGGATCCACGGGTGTCATTCACTGGCACCGATGGACAGAAGATCGTTCTGACTGAGCCAGCAATCGAGGGGGCTACCGTCGTCATCGTTTCCCGATTGATGATGCCGATTAGCGATGCGCTGACAACGTATGACCTCGAGCGCATCACTCCAGCTGGGATGATTGCATACTTTCCGTCCCAAACAGCTCCGGAAGGTTGGCTGAAGGCCAATGGGGCGGCAGTTAGTCGCGTAGCTTACTCACGGCTGTTCGAAAGGATCGGGACAATGTTTGGGGACGGAGACGGGTCTACGACCTTCAACCTCCCCGACTTGCGTGGTGAGTTTATCCGCGGCTGGGATGATGGCAGAGGGTTGGATACCGGCCGTCAGCTCGGAAGCATACAGGAAAGTCAGAACCTGTCGCACAACCATACTGGATCGACGACGGAAGGCGGGGCGCATAGCCATGTTTATTCGAGACTGATTCTGACTCTGACGTCTTCGGGCAGCGCGGACCTTTTCCGAGGATCGGCCAGCGACACGGGGGGATATTTCATCTCAACGCAGAACAACGCCACCAACTCCGTCGCAGCCCACACGCACGGCCTGACGATCAACGCCAGCGGTGGAGCGGAAGCTCGGCCTCGAAACGTGGCCCTCTTGGCTTGTATCAAATACTAGGGAATGGGTAGGACCGCGTACCAGACCGATCGTGATGGAATGTTTGCCGGAGTAACGGAGGCTGACGAGTCTCCTCTGGAGCCTGGCGTGTTCCTGATCCCGGCGGGGGCGGTTCTGGAAGCACCACCGGAAACCTGGCCAGATGATCAATGGCCTTGCTGGAAGGATGGACAATGGGTCCTGGTTCCGAAACCTCGTCCTCCGGAAATTCAGGATCCTGTCGAGAAGCTGCGTCGGTTTCTGAGGCAGAACCCGGACGTCCTAGCATTGTTGGAGAAGGAATAGTGAAGGTCTCCATGGGTGGGGGCCTTCTTAGCAAAAGAAAGTATTTCTCGATGACATCGCATTTATGGCTTTTGATACCACTCGCATCCTTGGGACGTATCCCGACTCAACCGCAATCATCCCGGAAGGCAATGATGTCTTCCTAGGTTCGGCGCAACCCGTACCTGCCGACGACAAGTCTCAGAAGTTCGCAACGACGGATTTCGTTCACCTCCTCATTCCGACAGGAACAATCCTGGCCTTCGGTGCTGAGACGCTCCCCAGTGAGTACAGTAACTACTGGCTGCTCTGTGATGGCCGGGCGGTAAGCCGCACGACCTATTCCAGGCTTTTTGCGGTCATTGGCACGTCTTTCGGCTCTGGAAACGGAAGCACCACTTTCAACCTTCCCGATCTTCGAGGTCGTGTTCCGGCCGGTTTGGATGACATCGGGGGTACCGCGGCGAACCGATTGACCACTGCCGGCTCCGGTATCAACGGTCTGCTGATTGGTGCTGCGGGAGGAGCTCAGAACGTCACATTGAACCAAAACCAAATCCCCGCCCACAGTCACAGCGGCACAGCAGCGTCTTCCGGAGCTCACACGCACGGTATGGAATATTATGCGCCTACGAGCGGTACCGGCGACGGCGGGGCATGGAGTCCGATTGGACTTGGGGGCAGGAGTTCTAACCCTGGCTGGAATCCTGTCCCAACTACCAATAATACCGGCTCTACGAGAATAGTTGAGGGCGGCGAGCACACTCATACACTTAACATTAGCAACACTGGGGGCGGCCAAGCACACAATAACGTACAGCCCACCCTGATCGTGAACTACATTATTAAATGCGTTTAATCATCGGCGAAACGAAGCCGTCTGAAAAATAACACTAAAATTACACAGAATTCACCCGGTTCGGCCGGGGAAGTTTTATAAAATAGGAATTACAACGAATGGCGGAGCCAACGACGACATCGGCTGCAGCATTCTTTTCAGCGACTAAAGTATGGTCAATTATAGCCAGCGTTTGCGGCTCAGTCATACCGGTTATCGCTCTGTCTGATAAGAACAAGGTGAGCTTGAAGAATGCCCTGTTCATGGCGGCAACAGGCTCAAGCTTTGCAATCTTTGTCGGACCTTGGGTAGCGATGTATCTCGAGCTTCAAGCGCTCGAGGCCATTGCCGGTCTATCCTGGACGATGGGAGTGATCGGCGTTTATTTGATCCGAGCTGTTTTGCAATGGCTCGAATCCAGAGGAGTCTCGGCAGTAGACCGGCTGTTTTCAAAAGTCACGGGGACCGAGTCTGCCTCAGAAAATCATACTGATGAATCGGACCGAGTCGAGGTGGAGCGACGGGACCGTGACAAAGCCGGGGGTTAAACCGAAGTGGAGTCATAGTGAGACATGTCGTTTGAACCATTCTTATACCTCTGGGATTGCATGACAATCGCAGAATTCCTGATCTCGGTCGGTCTGGGTTGGGCCGGTCTGCTCCTAACCCTGTGCCTTAAAGAGCGACACATCCTGACCGGAATCTGGTACCTGTCTTTGCGGCATAGTCTGATTCTGCTTTCCATCTCGTCTCTAAGCAACGCTTGGTCTATTCTTCTTATCGACCAAATTAAGGTCTACCCCACGCAGCTCTTCATGAACATGTCGATGTTCGTGTTGCTTGTGTGGATCTGCAGCTTTTATCGGTTCATTTTGATTAAGAATGCCGGATCTTCGAACTTAGAGAAGATACTAAAATTCCTTCATACTGAGGTCGTCAAAGAAAGAGCTGCAACGGTGAAACCGGAACGGCTTCGATAGATCGACTGATCGCAATTAACAAAGAACACGAATGAGTTATTTCGGTTACGGAGTCAATCCTCCAAGCCTGATCGATCCAGAAAGTATCGTCAACATCTTCTCGTCGACGGTACTGAACGCTGAGGCTTTTGAGCGCACGTTCATTGTTCGAGGAACCTCGGATATCACGATGACGTTGATGCCTTTGCTTCCCGGGGCTAAGGCGCATCGCTTCATGATCGTCAACGACATGAACTCTAATGAGGTGACGGTCATAGCTCAAGGCAATGACATCATCCGGTATCAAGCACTTAGCGTTAACAGCCTCTCGCTTAGTCCCGGCGAGGTTGTGGAAATCGAAAACAACGTAACACGCTGGCAGGTTGTTAGTAACGTTGGTTCGATTCCTACTGGAACTGTACAGGCTTTTGCCGGGTCGACAGCTCCTATTGGGTATCTGCTTTGCAACGGAGCTGCGGTAAGTCGCACCACCTACTCCAAGCTGTTCTCAGTTATTGGAACAACCTACGGGGCCGGCAACGGAACAACTACGTTCAATGTTCCCGATCTGCGCGGTGAGTTTATCCGAGGGTTGGACGCCGGGAGAGGAGTAGACAGCGGTCGGACTCTGGGAAGTTCGCAAGGCGATCTGTTTAGAGCTCATACTCATAGTGGTACTACATCCGTGGCCGGGGCTCACACGCACACCTACCAGAGAACCGTCTGGACGGGTACTCCAGGTGTGGATGACGACAGTTCCGAGTACAGCTTTCGAGACGCTGAAACATCTCCTGCCGGAGCCCACACTCACAGCCTATCAATCAACAGCACAGGTGGCGTCGAAACTCGGCCTCGTAACGTAGCCATGAACTTTATCATCAAGTACTAAGAACTCGATCTCCGAGTATCGCTCCGGGCGGTCAACTAAAATCACCAGTAGACCTCTAACTGCTGGTGATTTTTTATGCGCATTACGGCCTCACATCTCAAGGCTATTGAACCTACTATTACCAAATACCGTATCGATAAATTCCTCGGCCCAATCAATCGTGCCATGGAGAAGTTCGGTATCACGGAACCAGAAGTCCAGGCCATGTTTCTTGCTCAAATCATGCATGAGAGCGGGGCGTTTCGGTATGTCGAAGAGATCGCTTCAGGCAAGGCGTATGAAGGCCGAAAGGACTTGGGCAACACGCAGCCCGGAGATGGTGTCCGCTTCAAGGGTAGAGGATTGATCCAAATCACGGGCCGAGCTAATTACAAAGCCGTAAGCGAAGCCCTGGAACAGGACTTTGTCAGCAATCCCGAGCTTCTTGAAGAGCCTGAAAACGCAGCTCTATCCGCGGCCTGGTTCTGGAATTCCCGTGGTCTGACTGAGGTAGCTAAAAGCAATACCGAGGCAGCCTTCCGTCTTGTCACTCGACGCATCAACGGAGGTTACAACGGTCTTGCGGATAGACTGAAGTACTGGGTCCGAGCGAAAAAGGCTCTTGGAGTCGGTTAATTATGTGGAGCCTCATCCCGACGGTCTTCCAAGCTTTCGTCGGTCTTTTCAAGTCAAGCCCTCACTCTACCTCCCGTCAGGTAGCCGGCGCGGTCGCAGCTTCAATCTTATCCAGGGTTAAGCTTATCGCGGCCATCGTGGCTATCCTGGCGGCGATCGGTCTTTATTTCTACATCGATGAGCTAAGAGATGACCTTGCGTTGGCGAAAGCTGAAAATGCAACGCTGACGATACAGCTCTCGTCTCAAAAGCAGAAGTTGGAGGAGTTATCAGCTCGGACCAGGCAGCTTCAGAAAGACGCTGAAGCCTGGGAGGCGATTGCTCGGAGCAGACAAGAGCAAGCCGAGAAAGAAGCGAAGAAGGAGTACGACAAGGCTGAAGAGATTCTGTCCGGAACAGCTCCGGCTGATCTTTCTGACGCCGAAGCAGCAAACGATCTGCTGAACCGCCTTATCGAGGCGAACCGGAGATAACGTGAAGGCACTCTTTTCTGCCCTTGTCCTTACTGGAACTCTAGTTGGCTGCGGAACGCCCAAGGTCGTCACAGAAATTCAAACCGTTGAAGTTCCGGTCACCGTCTTTTGCAAGGTGAAGGACGTCAAGAAGCCCGAACTCCCCTTCGACACAAAGGCTCGGAAAGACATGACTCTCTTCGAGAAGACGAAGCTCTTGGCCGCCCAGGACAAGGTTCAGAAGGGTTACATCAAGGAGCTCGAGGGAGCCATCGCAGGCTGCCGTGCTCCGATCGAATCTGAATAACTCAACCGTAGAATGGCACACGTATTTCATATTGAGCTCGACGAAGGCGCCGACTATTCCCGGACTTTCGTTTTTGAAGATGGAGAAACCGGGCTGCCCGTCGATCTGACCGACTATGAAGCTCGGATGCAGATTCGCCAGGGCTACAACGGCCAAAGCAAACGTGATGCGGTTCTATCGCTAAGTTCGGCTACCGCGGACCACGGATACGGCATTCTCCTAGGAGGTCAAGACGGCACGGTTCAGATCGTCTTGAAAGGGCAGCACACAAGATTCCTGAATTGCAATGAAGCGGTCTATGACCTTTTCCTAATCGCACCGTCCGGCAAGCGCACGAAGTTTCTGGAAGGATTTGTCACGCTCATTCCGAGCGCAACGAAGGGCTATCCAGGAGATCCTAACGATCTCACCGAGTTTACGCTGGCTCAGCACAGCACGCCGATCCGAATCTACAACACGACTCAAGAGGAGACGCTGGCGACGATCATGATTCCCGCCAACTCCGTCGAACCGAACGGCATGCTGAAGATCTCGACCTTCTTCCAGGTCACCAACAGCGATTCTCAGAAGATTCTGCGAGTCAGGCTGGGCAATACGATCATCAACGAGATCAAGGTCAGGGCAGTCAATGGAACCGAATTCGACACCTATGTCTTCGCCACCGACTCCGGCGAGGAGCAGAATGTCTGGTTCGGTACGGCTACGAACTATCGAGGCATAGGAAACTGGGAGACCTGGCATTTCGACATGACTCAAGACCAGGTTCTAACCATCACTGGACAGATGAGCGTGCTCGAGGAGACGATTTCTTTGAACGCTTACACCGTCAAGGTCAACAACCCGTAATATTGAACATGGCGGACTTCAGACCTGTTTGTCGCATCGGAGATCACGGAGAGGGTATTTGCTACCTCCATGATAACCCAACGCCTTTCACGACGACCTTCTACACCGGGAGCGAGCGGGTATTCGCCGATGGTATCGGGGTTTGTGTCGTTGGAACATTGGGTTACGCCTCCTGTGGACACACGACGATCGCTACGAATGGTTCGGAAATTTCAGTAAGCCCCGATGGGGCGCTGCACCGCGTAGGGGACACCGGACGTATCCTTGAAGACGAGTCCGGTCGAAGCACTTATGTAGCTACGACCGGATCCTTATTCGTAGATTCTCTCTGATCTAAAATATGTGAGTGACAATTACACCTAAGAGAAAGATCACCACCTTTGGAGACATTAATAACAAATGGCCTACTTTACCCTCAATCATTGGCCTAACAGCAACCAGTATGTAGTCTTCACTGGGGACGGCCCTAACGAATACATTCTCCCGGATGCACAATCTACTCCGGGACGTTCTTACGTTTCCAAAAATCAAGGCACGGGCCCAGTAACGATCAGTGCCCCTAATGGACAGACCATCGACGGAGAAGCCAACTTCGTTTTGACCTCTCAGTACGACGGCTTGTTCGTGTTTAGTGACGGCGACAACTGGAACACCGGCCCTGTCTCCGGAGAAGGAGGAGGAGGAGAAAATGGCGGTGGGACAGGTCCCGTCCTGACCGTTCAAGGCGTAGGCCCTGACGGAAACGGCAACATTACCCTTCCGACCGCCACGACTTCTGGGGCCGGTCTTATGTCCGCTGCGGACAAGACCAAGCTGGACGGCATCGAAGAGGGGGCTACGGCGAACTCTTCGGATGAAGACCTGCTTGACCGCTCCAATCATACAGGCACTCAGGCTGCTACCACGGTGACGGTTGCGGCATATGAGGATGGCGGCGTATCAGCCGGTGATCTGCAAGCAGTGATCCAAGCCTTGGCAGATCGAATCAAGATCCTCGAAGACACGGTGTCTAATCCTTGATTATTCGCGTCTAGCCGAAGAAAAGCCCGGGGTTCATTCCGGGCTTTTTCATCTTCAACGGGCTATAATACATAGGAACGCTGACCCGAGTATTGCTGGGTCTTAATAGAATTAAACATGGCCAAAATCGATCTCATCCCTGTCCGCTATCACACCGAAGACGACGCCTATCACTACACTGTCGACAATCGCCCGCTTCTGGATCTCTCCACCAATATCAACATCATCAAAAACGCTGTTGAGAACATCCAGGAGCTGAATAGGGGCGAAGACGGTAAAAGCGCCTACGAAATCTGGCTCGAGGAGGGCAACGAAGGAACCGTCGAGGATTTCCTTGCCTCCTTGAAAGGCGAATCAGCTTATCAAGCCTGGCTTGACGAAGGTAACGAAGGAACTGTTGAAGACTTCCTGGCATCTCTCAAGGGAGAAAAGGGGGATCCAGGTGAGCCAGGTCCTCAGGGCCCACGAGGGGAACAAGGACCTCCGGGCACGGCTCTTACCCCGGACGGTTTCGGAGACCTGACCGACGAGCTGATCGAACAAGTCGAAACCGCTGGCGAGCGGTACATCTACGTCGTCAACAACGGA